TTATAGTTGTTCTGAACAGTAGTGGAGTATGCCTGCTGCTGATCGGCTTCTTGTTTCTCTTGTCCTGTTGGCCCACAAAGTTTCGCAATGGGGCCGCAGTAATCATAGGACTCTTCCTTCTCACGAATCCACTCCATTGTCTCCATATCAAGTACACAACGGGTGATTACTTTCATGCTCAATTCTCCTAAAACATCAAAACGTAATCGTTACCCTTACTGTGGACGAATCCCAGTCGGGTCGTAAGAAAGGCTATCAGTTTGGGGCTGATGCTCTCTGTGATGATTCCTTTCACGCCGTCCACGCGGGCGCAAACACTGAATCGTGGAATCGCTTCTGAAATGCTCAGGGCCACACGGGCCTCGCTTACTTCGGAAGGGGTAGCGAACTGACTGTGGAGGCGAACCAAATCGCCTTCCCGGTCGAACCGTACGAATACTGTGACGCCGCGCTCGTCAGTTAACTTGAACGAAAGATAGCCGCGGAGCCACCAATCAGTTTCCTCTTTACTGTGATGCCATGAATCCTCATCCACCCAACTCTTCAACAGGGGCAAATCTTCCTGCGTTGTTGCTACGAAATTTATCACGACCAATCCTCTCTTAACTTGGACTCCAATTCATCGACCAAAAATCTACGATCATCAGGCGATTGAGCCCTGATGGGGAAGCTGTGTCGTCGTTCCCCATCATGAAAATAGGGATCAGGGACGGAAAACCCGAAAGAGTTCCGGCTTGAAAGTTAAGCCCAACGGGTGTCGAATAATCAAATCCTACAGAGGCATCGACCCCTACAACAAGAGGCCACGTCCCGTTCATCAGTGTCGCCGCGCCAGTAAAACCCGAAGAAGTTATAATCGATCCAGTACCCCACGGGCCAATTCCGCTTGTGTTAACTGTCCAGTTGAGGGTGCCATAGCCGTTTGCCGATTGCGAGGCATTCGTAGGTGTTATGCTCATCGCTGGGAGGGGAGTTGTCAGAACAAAAGTTCCATCCAGCGTCACAGTAACTATCCCGCCCGCCGCAAAAGAAATGGTCAGCGTGTGCCACACACCCTGCGTCGGAGCAATGTTGGTTACAAGCGTTACTCCTTGAGTGTTGTTTCTCACCGAAGGCTCAGGATACGGATTTGTTACGACTTCTAGCGTGAAAAAAGAGTCGTTGATGCTTGGCGCAGTCGTGCTGGTGTCGTAGCGCACTCCGATAAAAACAGATGGGCGAGACACGCTAGAACCGATATAGTTGTCGATCTGATTCCCGGTCAACCCAACATACAGAACGGATTGAGCCATACTAAAACTCGAAGAAAAAGATTCGGGTTCCACTGCTTCAAGTTTGAATATATAAGTCAGCGTTGCTCCCGGATAGTCCGCCAAAGGCCAAGTAAGCTGCGAAATTTCCGCGTTACTGAAACTCCCGCTACCCGCGAAAGTAAGCCATCCCGCCTCAGATACTACGGCGTTGTTGGCAAATGCATACTGGCCCAAGTGAGGAAATCCGCCCCCCATCTGACCGCCATAAATAGTCGTCACGCCCAGCAAAGCCCAACCCAACTGACCAATGCTAACAATTGGGATTGTGCCCCCGATATTGTTTGAACTCATCGCCGCATGAAAATTGTCTACCAACTGGAATGCAGGAGGCGGTGCTGCTGGCGTCGGCAGAGGAATCTTTGCGATAGCTGCATCAATTAGGGGCTGAGCTACGCTCTTAACTGTCGCCACGTTTTGCGAGACGCCGCCCGGAGCGATGGGCATCAAACGATCTGTAGGAACACCGGAGCCCGGCGTGCCTGCATCAACCAAGTCTGGCGACAATCCAAGGAACGGAGGCAGCTGTCCTGACTGAAAATTGTCGATCCCTGTGCTGGCCGTAGGGGGCCCGCCAAAATTGCGGACGTTGGGATTCACCGGCGCAGAATTTACGGGCTGCCAATTCTCAGGGAGTCCGGCTTCCTCTTGAATCGTCTGGGGTGGAGGAGGCGTTGCTGCTTTGGGTGTATCTTTTTCGTCGGCCATCAGAACTCTACGAAAAGGCGGCCAAAAATTGTCATGTTATAAATCATATCTTGATTCGGGGTTTGCCCAAAATCGACCTGAATCTGAAGGTGACGGCAACGCGCCAACTTTCCCGTAGACGCGAAGTAATACCGATTCGGAGAATAACTCTTCGGCGTGATCGTCGCACCATATAACGACGGAGGATCGAACTGCGGAATCCTTGCCATCGGAGTAAACGTGCCTGCGATCTCGTTCAGCAGGGTGCTGACTATGGGTTGATATGCAACACCCGACATATCCATCTCAAGGAACTTCAGTACAGCCAACTGTCCGGGATGGGCCAGCATGATGCTTCCCATGATAAAGTTGGCATCGTACATCGTGCCAATAACAGAAGGTGAAGTTGAGGGTACAGTGACGCCGTTACTCAACATTGTCACTGCGCCGTTCCGAGCCAACAACCGCCCAGTTACCGCAGCATCGGTGTCCACAGAAATGGACGTGAGCGCGAGTATGGTTCCCACGAAAACCGAACTGACTCCTAGAGTGGCAGAACTTCCGACTTGCCAGAACACATTAGTGGACTGCGCGCTGTCCGTCAGAACTATGGATGTGCCTGTGCCAGTTATCAAAGTTGTCGCCATTTGGAAGATCCAAAAAGCGTTGGGGTCGCCACCCCCGTCGAGTGTCAAAGTTCCTGTCGTTATGGTGAAGGTACCGCTGAGCGAACTGTACACGCCGGGTGCAGGGCTCGTGCCGCCCAACTCCGTCGGGATTGTCACCGCGCCGGGGTACGCCGCGGCCTGGAGGTACACCAAAGTCAAATCTGTTTGTGCTTGAACCGCAGCCGGGTTGTCAACATTCGTGGCCCCCGTCACCACGGGAGAACCAGTCACTGCGCTGCCCGGCGACAGACCCAAGTCACCGGTGACGGTTGTTGGACCAGAATTCGTAATCGTGGTACCGGCCAAAACCCCGTATGTGGATGTCGTCAAAAGGTTGATGGGCGAAGGAGTGACTACGGAGCCACCGTCCGTGAAAATACCGATATTGCGTTCCAAAATTTGTTTGCCGCCAGTCGTCGCACCCACGAGCAACTTCTTGATACCCGCAGAAACTTCCACGCTCTGAACCATCTGGCAACCATTCGTGATGTTTGCAAAAGGAGACCAAATCGGCTCAGGCCCGTTCGCACCACCCGGGATCTGAGTCGGGTTGCAGCGATACCAGCCTGTGCTGCCGTCTGCAACCATGATGCAGTTGTCTATGCCAGACTGTTGAACCGCGAGATAGATGTCGTTGGGGTTCATGACCGCAAACTTGTCGCCCAATGCGAATCCGAAGTTTGGCGCGTTCAAGGAAGGACTCAAGGACTTAACCTGTCCGTCCGAGCTGAAGAAGTAAATCTGGCCCATATAAACGTCCAAGGCGTTGTAGCTGAGCAAACCAATTCCCGGAGCCAGCGTCAGGGGGTAGAACGATGAAGTCAAGGGACCACCGGCAATAATCTCAACGCTATCCGTCAACATGACAATGAGGCCCTGCGAAGTCTTCACGACGCGCGTTACAGTCGCGAGATACGGAAACTCGTCGATGGGGTTGAATGCCGCGTTCGGATTGCCTGTGATGACGTCGGGACCGCCGCTCCAAATAACCGATGCGCCATCTGCGCCCCAAATGCGTTCGAAGTTGTAAACCATGGGCAAGAACGTCGAAGGAGGCGGATCGTTCTCATCGTCAATCGGTGCCGGAATCAAGTTGTTCAAGCCGGGATAAATCGCAGTCGGCGTGTCCGGCAGATAGTCGTTGAACGACCAAACGCCTGGCACCGTCGGCGACAGAGGGGGAGGATTCGGAATCTCGGTCAAGTAGAACATGTTGTCCGCGCCACCGCCATCCGCAGAGCGCCAGATGATGATCGTGTCAACCGCAGGATTCAAGGAGCCGATCCCTGAGATCGTATTCACGGCGCCGCTGTTCGAGCCAGTGATCGTGTACACGGGGGATGCAGTTGAGATGTCGCCCAGTTCAGATCCTGTTGGAAGACCCAATCCTTTCGAGTACCCAGGAGGAGGCGTTGTGTTGTACGGATCGGTTAAGAGCCGCGATTCATACGAATAGGCGTAAACATAACCCTTCGTCCAACTCAAAGAATTCGTCAACGCGATACCATCGTTGTACCACGTGATCGCGTTGTCTACAGTCTGCGCGCCCTTCGTGAGCCATGACGGGGCCGACATGCCCGACAAGCCAGACTCTAAAACGAATTCGATGTTCGCGTTACTATCGATGACTGCCGCAGAACCATAAGGCTGCGATATGCTGGGGGGCGCAAATCCGTCAATCGGCAAATACCAAATCGTGTTCGTTGTCCAAGCCATACTCTGGCCGACGCAGGTCCAAATAACAGAGCCGTCGTTTGTGACGCCGCCGTACAAAGTGTTCCAGTTTGCGGGTTCCGTTCCGGCTGAGATCCCAGTCGTGGTGCAGACTTGGAAGTTACCGTTCGTATCCACGATGACTGAGAATATTGAGGCGCCAGTGACCCACTGAGTGTAGTTGGTATCCGCAGTCCATGTTCCGTTGCCCAACATCGTCCAGCCCAACTGACCGTCGTATGTTTGAAACCCCGGAATTATGCCCCATGTCGGTGGTGTAGCGCCACTGCCGGTTGTGCCTGACGTAGTAGCAACTTGCAAATAAACTGTTTGGCCCGTAGGAGGGGGAAGAACCAACGTTGGTTCTATGATTGCGCTGTTAGGATACTTCGGACGGATTCCGCTCGAAGGAATGTTATATACAGCCTCAAGCGTGTTGGCTTTCCACGGCTGCACCATTGATGGTGTTGCGCCAACCTTACCGATGTTCTGCCATTTCGTATCGTCTCCGTCCCCGACGAAAGGACCGTCCTGCCCAGGAGCGAAAACCGCGTTAAAATTCGGACGAACGCTTCCCGAAGTTCGTGAAGTACTCTGCGACATAATGAAGATGCACATCGTGCCGGGATCGTAGATTGGCTGGCCCGCCTGATAAACAGTTGATCCCTGCCACTCAGTGATCGGGCCCTCATTCGTCCACGTCACGCCGCTCACGATGCCATCAGGCGTTGTGCCCCCCGTCGTTTGATTCCAAGCCGGTTGACCGTTGGACGACAACCCATAATGCCCCGTAGGATTGGTACCGTCCGCGTTCACGGTATAGAGCTGTTGGATGTTTCCTTTCGCATCCAAGATGAGGCCCATGGTGCTGTACACCGAATTGGCCTGCCACACTACCGCAGACGCGCCACTCTCTGTAATGAGAACGTTGGGTTGTTTCAAGGGCGCGACAATACCCCACTGCCAAACCAATCCGTTGGGGCCGCCCGGCGTGTACACGCGCGTGTCAACTCCGTCGCCCATATAGAGGACGCCATCGACCGCTGTGAAACTCGTTTGTCCCGCGCCCACCGATTTGGCAAAGAGCATTTGCGGGGCCACGCTCGCAGAAGGACTCTGCGTATCGTACCAAACTGCGCCTGCGGTAAGGGCGGTTCCGGCATGAGTGTCCAGCGCGGCGTTGATGTTGTTCAAAACTAATGTCGTTCCAGTAGATGCGATGCAAGTAAAAGTGCCGTTGTTCTGGGATAGATCGAATTCCGCAACCAAAAAGATCAAACCCACGAATGCGCCATTGGGGAACTGCAAGGGGGCTGCCGCGCCGTCGGTGATCACGCCAGTGTATGTACCCGAGACTCCGGGATTCACCGAAGTGACTGCAGTCAACGCGAATGTCGGCGAATCGCCTGTATCGATAATAACTTGAATCTGACCTAATGCCGTCTGGAAAGAGAACGCTCGATCCGGCGTCGTGGGATAGATCGCGCCTGAGAAGGGACTGAGACCGGGCCGACGCGCGAGCGTCAAAAGGTTCGTCAACTCGACGTTAGATCCTGCCCACAAAGCATCAGGGCGCCCACCGTAAAACCTACTTGTAGCGACATCGGAGGGGTCGTGAAGTACCGAACGCTGGGTGTACAAACCAGTAAATTGCTTATCCATGAACAACGGCACGTAGCGCGGAGCCTTCTGGGGTTGCGCGCCCGCTGTCTCAAGTAAATTAGTCATTGCTCACCGCACAAAGAGAACAAGTCGGCACAACTATTCCGCGGCCAATATGCCACTGTTTATGAGACGATGCCTTACCGCCGTTACTGCAACTCTCTTTAGTAGCGGGGTTCCCACGCAACTCCATTCTTCGGCGACCTGCTTGTGACTGATGTTCTCTTGTTCGCATACTTTCCAAGCGCCCATTGTCAACGCTCAATTGCCCGTTAATCTTCCCGCCAATCTTTCCGCCGATGCGCCCCCCAATCTTTCCGGCTTTAGACATCTGTCCCGAAATACTGGACGTCGCTCTTCCGCCAAGACTGGCAATATTGAATTCGAGAGGGTGATTTAACCACTGAACAAGGGGAGACATTAAGTTTCTTCCACCATCTTCTCTCCACGCCTCGTTTCGTCCGATTTCAAGGTTTTCAACGGCCTTAAGGTATATTGGGAAAAAATCAGGATCGTCATGCTCCACAACTCGGAGAGAAACTAACTCATGGGTTTCGTCACTGAACCAATCGTGTCGATTACGATATCCGACAGTTCGTTCACGCAGCGTTCTGACTGTGGACCCAACCATTTCGATCTTCCCTATTTTCAAATTCTTCACGCCGTAAATTGTTCCGATCACTGACCACGCGCCTGATTGCCCTGCTGAGTACGAAGTTGCTGAGCCTGAGCCTGACTGCCGCGAATGTTGAACTGAGCCAAGACTGAGTTGCGCTGCATTTCGTTCAAGCCCTCGGCCTTAGCCAGAAGAGCAGCCACGCCGCGCATGCGATACCGCTGCGCTTCCTGAGCATTGTCCACCGCCTCGTATGCTTCGGCGGCGAAGAGATTGTTGAAGATATCTTTGTACTGCGTAGGGATAGGCCAAGGACCGGTCAGATCGTCCATGTCAGGAATCAAAGTCTGGTACGTAAGCGTTGCTTTGTAGGCTTGGTCCGGGATTGACATGAATCGCAAAGTCACGTTCGTGCCGTACTCCACCTGATGGACTGAAACAGCTTTGGGTTCGGCTGGTTTCGAAACCGAGACACCCAAAGCAACGGTGTTGTACACATCCTTCACATCGAAGGCGTACTTGCCGTCCGCAGTCGTCAGCGTGACTTTTTCCAAGAAACTGAAGTCGGTAAGAGCAACCACATAGTCTTGCTGTGAAGGGACGAGGGTGAGAAGAGTTGACTCCTCACGATTCCAACCCCACGTGAGTGGCGCGTTCGTGATCGTCGAGATAATCATATTCGCTACTGAGATCGCGGGTTCGTTGGCGATTCCCGCAGTCAGTGGAGAGTACTCAATGAACGTCTGTGCCCAGTTAATCGTTTGCTGAAGAGTGTATGATGCCATTGTCAGTCCTTAGTACTGATACGGGTATCCGCCGCCGCGCCACAATCCTGCACGACGCTGCTGGCCGCCCATGATGCCTCGGTCTGGAACGAAGATGTTCTCTTCGAGTTCACGATCCTGCTTCGCGCGCAACTCGACCATGGATTGAAGCCAAAGTTGCCACTCATCCTTAAACTTTCCACGAACTTTTGAGTCTGTGGAGTATCTGTATGCTTGTGCGATAAACCCTTGTCGAAAATTGGGTTCGTATTGATCTGGAAGCGGAAATAGTGTTTGACTTAACGAAGTGAATCTGACGGGCTGAGCCTGACCGATCAAAAGGAATTGCCATACTGCGCCTGTCTGCGAAGGAGTGGGGTTGATACGGAATCCCTGACCCCAGGGATCGACAACAGTCCAGCGAGTTGTGGCGCCGGTCCCGAAAACTACCGCGCCGGGAAGAGCGTTCGCCGCAGCGACGGGCGCTGCGCTGCCCTCAATGCCGTAAGTGGTGAGCACGAGCAAGTTTCCGTTCGCGTCCTGAATCTGTGTGATCGGATTCGAAGGCATACTCTGCGAGCCCAAAGGGGTCGTGTACGAAGATCCCGGGCCAGGGTTGTTACCGATGCTCTGGGTGCCATTGTTCAGCGCGCCCCATGTGCCGTAGTACAAAGTATGGTTGGGGAAGAAGTTGGCCAGAAAAAGAGGGTTGCCGCCGCCCGATGAGCCCATGTCTGCGATGTAGTTGGCTCCGGGATTCTGTTGCAACTCTCGGCCCACTTCGACTTCGCGAAAAGGCTTGGGGAATGAATCGCTGTTGATGTCCACGCAAATGCCGCGTTCGAGCCACGCCAAATTCGTCAAAGACTGACCAGCCTCGGGCTGACCCGGGCACCAATTCGCGGGATAGACTACTGCGTAATCCTGCTGCCAGCTGTTCGTGTAGAATGGGGGCAGAACCAGTTCGTTCCACTTGCCGGGAAAAGATGTGCCGCAGATCGCGTTCATCACGTCGTTGGCAATCGTCAGAGCGGGCTCTGAGGAGTCTCCCGCAGTATTCAGGACGGGTTCGATATCGCCGAAGGCCAAGGCCACGTTTACTATCTGCTGCAAGGTGACACGCGACTGAGTCGTAATCATTTCTCTCCACCCAAATAAGAAGCAATCTTTCTAATATGCGTCAAAAAGTCTTCTACTCTCATACTTCTCTTCATATAGTTACACAAATCACAACACGGAACGCAATTTCCTACTTCATACCCAATCTTGTTATTCATTCTGTCCACTCCGTTACATAAATACGGAACCACATTGATAACGGATCGGTTCTTCGCATAATAAGGTTTCGGGACCGAGCCGCAATATGCACAAGACTTGCTCGTTATTTCTCGAAAATCCTCTTTACTCAAATTAAAAGAATGACTGCGTGTTTTAGCATTACACTTATATTGAATATATGTCGTGTTGAAACTCCCTAAGTCGCCCGGCAATGTACGAGTTTTAAGTCGAAGGCATCCGCAACTTTTTGAGTATCCGCGCTTCAACGCATTACTTGAAGCAACGTGGTCATTTCCACAATCACATTTACACTCCCAATAAGTATGGCGCCACCCGTCTCTAGAAGCAGTTCGTTTTATCACTACTAATGCATTAAATCTCTGTCCTACCAAATCTTTCAATCTACTCATATAACATCCATGAAAGGTTTTGTCAGGAGGAGTTCATGGCTCCTCCCGACTTTTGTAGCTACAAACTCTTAACTCTCGAAAGGCGGTTGCGTTCTCGAATTCCCCGGAATGTTTGGCGCCTTGCGACTGTGCTCTGTGTGTTAATCATACTTCCTCTTAAAACACAAAAATTTCGCAGCTTGGGTTAAGCTTGCAGGAACTTTTGTTGTGGGATATTACAGGAGAGAACACGAGGCCTCGATTAATACGTGAATGTCCCTGTTGGTAATTGTGTGAGCTGCGCGGGAGGCGTGAAGTTCACCAGTCCGTTATTCAGAGCAGCCGCCAACATCTGAGGGGCGACCAGTGCTTCGACCGCCGCATTGCTGATGGCCAATGCCTGCTTGATCGCAGAATAATTCATCTGAATGTTGAACGCCACCGGACCCGTAGACGGAATATTGTCCACCGTCCCGATGATGGTTGCGATGTCGCCAACTGCGGTTGCGCTGGTTACGACGTATGTGTGTGTAGCTGCCATTTTATTCCTCCCTTACACGTTAGAACTTGAAGTTGCGGCAGGGAAAACCAACGTAAAAGCCTGATTGATAATCGCGTTAACTGCCAAAACAGATGAAAGCGTTATGGTAACTAACCCGTTACCCGAAACAGCCACGCCGGATACGCCCGAACTGAGCGAATACGCCAGTGCTGACGGGAAACTCCCGAGAAAAGCTAGAGCAAACGGAGCCTTTGTAAGGTCTATCGTTGCGGAGTTAGAAATTCCGTCTCCTACCAAATATAGACTTACTGAACTGAGAGTTGCGTTTCCGTAAATCTGCATTTTAAATCTCCTTGGGTGTATTCCAAATACTCTGCCCCTAATCTAAGAACGATTGGGCTATCTATAGATGAGCCGAGCATCCGATTGCAATTATCGCACAAAAAACCCCGAACACATTTTCCGCATGAAATCTTACCCGAACAACACTTGTGGTCATGATCTACACACAAACGTTTCTGTGGAGTTGGCGGTTTACGACAAATTGCACAAACCCCGTTTTGTTTTTCGAGTATCACATTATACTGTTCAATTGTTAGATGATACTTAGTTTTAAGTGTCCAGCCAAGTAATCCGAGTTCGGCACGCTTTTTATTTCTGGACTTTTCCTTAAGTTTGCGATCCTGCTCTCGATGCTCTCGGGCCCATTTAGTGGTATATTGTGAAGACTCGCCTGGACGTAATTGGCGATATTTTCGCATATACGCAGCTTTCTCCTCTTTAGTTCTCACTCCTCAGTCCCCATGGTTATTATTCGCACGCTTCCGCCAGCAAGTGCGGTTGTTAGCGCGACGTTCAGGACGTTGTTGGCCGTCGCGGACTGAATCCCGAATGCGCCTAGATCAATTGTAGTCGTGAGACCCGTTCCGACCGCAGTTGTTACCGCAGTGGTCGGGATAAAGATATCCACTACGACAGGCATGTTAGTCGCAGAGTCTATGAATTGAATAGACACAACAGTTCCAGCGGCCACGGAGGCATTGTCACTAATCTGCACAAACGCTTTCAGCAGGCGGAATTTGTTTCCGCTACCCGGAGTCCACACTGCCGTATTTCCCGTTCCAGCCGCAGACGTAATCTGCGCCGTTTTGAAAACGGTCGGGGTCCGCATCTTGCTCCAGCCCTGCAATGCTGCGTTTGCCGTGCCGCTGAATGAGCCACCATAAACTCCCTCGTTCACATACGCCGCAGCAGATGAGCTGCTTACGGATGGAAAAATACCAGAAGACGCTATGTTATCAGCAGGGGTATTTACCAATATCGCAGCCACCCTTAAAGCTCCTGCTGTCGTCAGTGACATCGGGTCTGTTTGTGTCGCAGTATATCCGGGAGAGGAAGTTGCGACCGCACCTTCCATTAGCGTTCCAGTTTGTCCGCTCGTAGTCGAACCTTGCGCTGCGTTGGTCGGCTGAAGCGCGGATGTAGAAGCCCCGGTCGGAAGTGGTGAACTCGTCTGTATCACGCGCAAGTTCCCGGCCAAATCTTCTGAAAGCGAGACTTGATCGCCCTCCGTCCAAGTCGGTGCCGCAGCATTTGCAATAGCGCCCAATGTGCCGATGTTCGTTGCGCCCGGAGCAGCGTTGTTATTTGTTTTGTTACCTGTTACAACTTGAGTTCCGCTCGGAGTACCAGAAACAGGTATAGCCGTACCGCCCGAGACGCCCTGAACCGTAAGTACGCCTGCTGACGGAGTACCCGCAGTGCCGTCGAGAACGGCGCCAGCATGTCCAACGATGTCAGATGTCACCGTACCCGAAACGGGCTGAGTAGCTTGGAAAAACGTACCGGTAACAGCCACGGAGTTAGTAACAAAAGCATTCACGCCCGGAACGTTTACTGCGCCCGGAGATGTTCCATAAGCCGAAGGAGAGCCTAATGCAACCCCATTCCACTGTGTGATGTTAGTGGACGCGTTTGCAGCAGGCGTAAAAGTACCAGAAACAGGGAGGGGATTCGCAGCGGAAACACCGGTCAAAAGTCCGCCGACGTTGAAGCCGATAAAATCCGCACTTGCCGGAACCGCAGCACCTGTTGGACCGGCTGCGGCGTTACCGCCGATGCTGCCGGAAAATGTCGCAGAAACAAGTAGATTTCCATTAACGTCGCATTGGAGGGCGCACACACTCCCCCTCGGAACTGTTGGTGTCGTCGCGTTAAATACTGCGCCAGTGAGAAATGAAGTACTGGGCTTTGCGCCGTTTACTGGACCTGTCGTCGTTGGCATATATCCTCGTTAAACCTAAAAATTGCGAGGCGACCTTAGCCGCCTCTGGTATTTGTTATACAACCGGAACTTCTAAATCAACCTGCTTTCTCTTTCTACGCTTCGGTGCAGGTTCTTCGACTGCCGGAACTTCTGCCGGGACTTCTGACTTTTGCGGCACTGGGGCTTGAATAATCGTTGTGAAATCCTGCGACAGGGAATACTGACCCGTTAAAGACAATTCATACTTCTTAGACAACAGGGCCCCATATGACTGAAGCATGCTAATAGATTCAGCGGCCTTCTTGTTATCCTCGTCGACTCGTCCTTGGAGCAACTTCAAAATTGATGTTTCTGAGGCTTCCATCTTGATGTTCATTGTGTTCTTCTTTCCGGGAAGGACTATCTGCCGATCCCATTGTAAAATTCCGAGACGGCGAGTTGCCTCGCCGTTCCGGGGTACTTGCACTTACTCTGGTGTCGCCTCTCCCATGTCTTCGTCCTCTGCGGCCTTGTACTCAATAGGCTTGCTGGGGATTTCCGACTGACTAGGCGTGTTGCTCGACTGCGCGAACAGTTCCAGTGCTTCCACCCAACCGATTCGCGTGTGGTTCTTTTTCTTCCGACCGTTGCGGACAAGATACTCTACCGTGTCTTGCGGTGTCCAACGCATCTTGCAAATGAAGCAACCGATCTTCTGAGTCTGATCGATGTATGTGTGATAGAACAGGGCGTAATCCTTGATCCCCGTCTTCGACTTGACTCTGCCGCCCTTCAAGTGGGTGCAACGCGACTGCTTCGCAAACAACTTGTTGTTGCGGTTCAGGGTGTTAATTCCCCGCTGCTTCTGACGCGCGAGAGACGCTTCCGCTTGCGCGGTCTCCGCTTTCGCGGCTGCCTCTTCACGACGCATGAGACTGCGGAACAGCAAAGTACGCTGTTGCTCTTCTGTGAATTCGACCGGCGCGGTTTCCGCCGTTGCTGCCTTTACTGCCTCGTCCTTTTCTACTTGGTTTGCCATTTCGACTCCAACACTGTCTTATGTTGCACCAGTGTGTGTTATCCGGTTCCCACTATACTGTCAGGTCGGCGGATGGTTCTGCCTTCATCTTGTTACGGCGAGTCCACAAAGTCTTCCGGTAAATGCTGCTGACGATTCCGCCAGTCGGCTTGCCGAAAATTCTATGGGCCCTTTCTTCTGTCATGATGCCCTTGATGATCAGCTGCATTAGTACGGTACGCCAACCCCTGAATCGTTCACCATTGGGTAGGTTGTGGGCGTCCAGCCTAAGGACCGACCATTCGTATTGAGCAGGAACCTGTAAATAGCATATATAGATTATTTCTTGTCCTCTGGCTGCCCAAAGCGCGACGGTTCCCGGAAGATTATTATCAACCGTAAAACATCGAACTCCGTTATCTCTCAGCCTCTTGACAAATTCTCTGGTCGCTATAGGATGAACTTTACGCGGTTTTTCGTCTGCTAGCAAATCTTGATGGGGCATTTTGTAGCCCTCTACTTGCGCGTCTGACGCTTCTTTTTCCGCTTGGAAACTCTCTTTCACAAATGCTTTGTATTCTTCGGGGTGCTTATACCAGTCTGGTATCCCGCCCGCCAATAACTGTTTAATGGCTTCTTTTGTTGCAGCATTCTTCATTCCGGTACTACGAATAGGATCATCTACTTCAACTAAGCCCGACTTCGAAGTGCTGTATTGTACTGCCATCTTTCATCCTTTCATATCTCCAAAGAATAAAGTCTCTGTAGGAGTCGAACAGAAGACTTGTATTTACCTCACCTCTCAAAGCTCTTTCTATGTCATCGTATGACTTTGCCCAGCGAACTTTACAATTGTGCCCGTTAAGTACATTCCAAACTAACTGCTCTCTATGTAGCCGGTCAAATCCTATTTTGAATTCTGTCTTAATAACAGACGCGTCAGGAATACCGTGAAGAAACTCTTTCTTCGCCTTCTCTCTATCCTCATTTATCAAAGACATCATAGAATCGTATAGCACATCTAGAGACAACCCCCGTTTCGGGCGCGATCCGATTAGCTTAAATATTACAGCTCTAATTTCAGATGCGTGCCTAAGCACCGCATGCGATACCGGATTTAAGATATATAACCGATGGTGAAATAACCGTCGCCTTTCTTTGTTTTCCGATTTAGACCAATACACCTTACTTCTAGCTGCCTTCGCTGCTTTACGCTCATCTCGATGCGCAAGATAATCCCGTTTACTGTTTTCCTTAACTTTCTCGGGGTTAGCTTTTCTCCACACTCTAGCTATTTCTCTAACTTTCTCTGGATTTTCTTTTCTCCACTTCTTATTACGTTCTGCTTGCGTTATCATTTTGCCCTCCTCAAAAGAGCGTGACGAGGGTGTGTTTGAGGCACACCCTCACCACTAATCTTAGCATGCAAACGGTTTACCTCAAGACATCTTAACACAGATGGCCGTCCGTGTCAAGAGTCTTTGTTTTATTGAATCGCTGGCCTGTTTGTTACCGCGTACGCGGGATCGGTCATTTCTGCCGATCTCTCATAGTTACGTTTCCCATGAGAGCAGACTATCGCATCGCCCCGAGGGGCGTTCTCTCGCTTAGTCGTTCACGGTGCCTTTCGGCTTCCGCCCTGTTTGCATTTCAGCATCCAAGTCAATCAGAGAGAATTTTCTACTAACAGATTACGCTGCTAGGAGTCCAAGTTGAACAGAGTCAATAAAACGAACGCGCTGCGTCCCTGCGCCAATTGCGGGCGGGAGGGTAACGGTTTGGTGGAACTTGTCCTTTGTATTACAACCCTTTCGGGAAGGTCGAGTCATTTCTGCTCGACACTCATGGTTGTTATTCCCATGAGAGTAGACTATCGCATCGCCTTGCGGCGTTCTCTCGCTTAGTCGTTCACGGTGCCTTTCGGCTTCCGCCCTGTTGGCGTTTCAGCTTCCAAGTCAATCAGAGAGAATTCTCACTCGCTTTCGCGAATGACCCCCGCTCTTACGCCGCTAGCGCAAGAGTTGTTGAGGCACACCAGCCACCAATCGTTGCAGTCGGGTCGAACGAAGACGGAGGGGCGTCAGTCACGACTTTACAGTCGATTGTACGCCAGTCGCCTTCATCCAGATCGGTGTCGCCCGGAACTTCGAGCCACACGCCGATGTACGCGTAGTTACCGCAAACGTAGGTACGGAAAGCGATGGAGCCCGTACCGCTATAGTTCGGGGTCTGCGTGACAAACGGAGTCTGACGGAACACAACGTTCGTGCCCGGCAGTTCGATCTCTTTGGTCTGGTCGCTGCCAGCCATTTCGTCGAACTTGCTCATGTTTGCGTACTTCCACAGATCGACGATGGAGTTATTAACTGTCGTCGCGTTGTAGATGTCGCCCAACACGTTCGGGCTGATCGCGCCCATGAACTTGCCTTTCTTGCAGGGCAGAACGTCATTGCTGACGAGCTGCTGCTTCATCTCGCGGATCGTTGCGAGATCAAGGGTAAACGGAGCCGCCAGCAAACCACTCTGGTTGACCGTTGAATCCACTGCCGCGGCGGAATCCAACACCGTGCTGTACAGTTCGGAAATGCTCTGTCCAGCCTGGTATCCGAGTTCCACTGCGCTATTTCCAACCAACTCATCGATTGCCGAAGCAATGGCGAACGAGCTGAAGTTGGAGTAGTTGTTCCACTCGCCGACTTGCGCGGGGGAACTGATCTGGGTGATCTCCATCGGAGAACCCACAACGCCGTCGGCAGACTGAGACGTATCGCCTGCGAGGGTGTTGTATTGGAAGAACGTGCGGTTGATGCCCATGTGAAGCGGCTGCACGCGTCGTTCTGCCATTGTTACGAAAGCATCGGTTTCGCCCTTCAGGTTCGGGATCAATTCTTTGTCAAACAGAATTGCCTGAGCCGTCAGAACGTTTCCGACGTTAGATGCTGAGGGTGTCGGTCCACTCATGGTGTCCTCTACTTACGAAACTGACCGTGAACTTATTTCTTTGCCAACAGAGCGTTGATTTTGTCGTAGAACTTTGGATCTAATTTGTGTCTACGCTTCATCTCGTCTGACGACATCGTTCTCAGTTCTTTGATCAAATCCGTTCGGGTCTGTGCCGCGGACTTAGGAACAGGTGCGACTCCCGTGAGAGTCGTGCCTGGAATAAGGCCTGCGTTGACCCCAGGACGCTTCGCCGGTGCCGCCGCTGCCGGATTAGTGGCTGCGACTGCTGGCGCTGCGGGTGCCGCAGGAACAGCCACTGCCGGAGTTGAGGCCGGTGCGACTGGCGCTGCTGGCGCCGCTGCTGGTACCGCCGTAGCGGTTGCAACGGGTTGAACAGCCGGTGCGGGATTGGCCGCTGGCGGTTCAGATACTGGTGCTGCTGGGGCGTACCGTTGAATGACGGGCGCCAATTGTGGTTCGAGGTTCCCTAATGCAATTTCAAGATTTTCTGCCGTCCACTTGAGGTTGTTGTCCACAAGGAACTTCGCCAACATGTTGTTGTTGGCCTCACAGTTGTTGTAGTTGCTTGCGTTGACCACGTTGTTCCGCAAGAATATGAAACTCTGTTTCTCTTCCTCGGCGAGTCTGACAGCCTCTCTTGCGGCTGCGGACTCCTTCTGTGTTGCTGACGCCGCGATCTTCGTAACCGCTGCCGTGCGGATCTTGGGGTCTTCGGACGTGAGGTTCACCGCCGCTTCGTCAATCTCCGCTTGAGTAATCTCAACGGGGGCTGGGTCGCGGAAAACCGGCTTCTGCTTCTTCAGCCGATCAATCGCCAGAACTGCTTGCCGATACGATTCCTGCTTCTTGGCTTCCAACTCTTCAGCCGAAGATGCTTCGAGGTGAGTCTTGTTTCCAATCGGATTGCCGTCGGCATCGCGCACTTGGTAGTCGTAGACGTGCCGCGTCGGGGTCTTGGCCGCTTCAGCTGCCTGAAGAGCTTTGACTGCCGCTTCCGCCGCTACCCGAGACGCCTCGGCTTCGGCTGCAACACGCGCTACCTCTGCGTTCGCTGCCACCAGTGCCGCCGCTTCTTCTTCGGGAGTCGGTGTCGCGATATTTGCTATCGTGATTACTCCCGGTTCTGCCAATACTGTGCCCGCTGCGGCCTCTGCTTCTGCCGCGACACGAGCTGCCTCGGAATCTGCTGCCGCTTGTTCGGCAATCAGGTCTGCTGCCTTCGCACCCTTGCGCGCGATCTCCGCGGCAATGAGTTCGTCGATCTTGACCTTCCCTTCCGGGTGGGCGAGAATGTCCTTCATCTGCTGCCCACTCATCTTCTTGACGTCTGTGTACGTCAACTCAGGTATCGCGGGGGTCTTGTACTGCACTGGCGGCACTGCTGGATCGAGAACGCCAGAAATCATCTTCACGAGTTCAGGTGATACTGTCATTTTGATACTCCTTTATTGTTCATTGTCTTGCAGGTCGAGAAGCCGAATCGTGCTTTGTACCTTATCGGTTTCTTCGTCCAATTTTGCTTCTTCTTCATCTTCCATCTGCTTCTGCGCCGCGGCGTTGACGTGAGCCATGACTGCGCTACGCAACGACATACAGAAGTCATTGGTGGCGCGCGCTGTTAGCGTTAGCCTCTCCAACACTTCCCTGTAATTCTCGGTACCAACTGGATCAAGACGAATAGGATCTGCCGCGGATTCGCGGACAGCATCATCCATCAGGGCCACGAACACATCGAAACCCGGATGCTTCGTCATGGCCCAAAGGTTCAGCTGTTCTTGTTCCGTCATTTCTCGGAGTAACATCCGTGCCATTGGAACTTCCTTTCTTGCCTACTTAGATTGCTTGCGTCGAACCGAACCCTGTGCCGCCGGGCTCGCCCTGAACTTCTTCGGGCGTAGTGGCCTGCTCGATAGACTGACGGAGGACTTCGTTCCCGGCCTTGCCGAGTTGCTTCGAATCTTCCATCGTCTCTTCGTGCTCGAACTGCGCCTGTTGAGACTGGCCCTTTGCCTGCAACTGCATTTGCATGAGGGCTGCCTTGGTGTTGGACTTCGCCGTTGCCATTTGCTCCGGCGTCATCTTCTTCAAGAAAGCCTGAGAGAACTTCCAGCCTGCTGCGTCCGCGAAGGCCTTGAAGATCGCGACTGGATCGAAAATGTATCCGGCTGCGGCCAAGTCCTGCGTGAAGGTTGGGTTGTTGAAAATCTGCAACATGATCGGCAGGAACTGCGCCATTTCCTTCTTAGCGCCCAGCTTCGTGCCAGCCAGAACCTCGTATTCCATCTTCGCGTTGCGAAGCTTGAACTGGTCCAGCTTGTAAGTCTTCGCCATTACCTGACCGGCGATCTTCCGCATAACAGAAGCCGGGAGGCAATCGTTGTTCAGTTCGTCCATGATGTACAGCCACGGAATGAAAATCTGCCGAACGAAACGGCCTGTCGGGCCGTCGAGTCGCGATGCGTTAGCTTGAACGACCGCAGCCGCTCCGGTGCCGGAGCGCATACCTGTTGCCTTGTTACCCATACCGCCCGCGCCCTGCACAACCTGTTCGTTGGCGCCGGAAGTCGCAGCACCCGCACTCTGGGCCTGCTGAATGAATGTCCATGCTTCGCCGGGCACAGGAGGCATTGTCAGGAACTTGAAAGCCTTGTCCACGTCCTCATCAACGTCGATGATGCCGCCCTGCTTCCAGCGAATATTCTGCGTGGGTGTGTTGAAGCCTTTCTTACGAATCGCAGTCGGCTGCAAACCATAAGCGAGCAGGTCGAGGGCGATGTTCGTGATGCCCTGTTCAACCAACTGATCACTTCCGATTAACTGGCCCAGGCCCTGTCCGTAGAAAGCGTCTGGGATGTTGCGCCAGTTCGCGCTCAGGAATGGGGTCTTGCCGTACGGGTTGGCTTCGTTGCGAATGAGAATGTTGTGGCCGTTAAAGCACAACACAACGATGACCTTCTCGTTGTCCCACCGTTCGAGAATTTCGAGAGCGTTCCCGGTCGGGTCCGCGGTTGTCTTGTAACTTCGCGGAACGGCGTGCTGCAAATAGCCACGCATGCCCTCAGGCAGCGTCAATGCGATGTTGTCCACGCCCGTCGAAGGGTTGGACAAGAAAAGCGCCCGCAACTCTGCCTCAGTCGGGATGTCGTATCCCTCGATGCCGCGCAGGTGATCCAAATCAGTCCATGTTGCGTAGTCGCGATAGATGACGTAGTGCGCGCGGCGGATGTCGCCGTAGCGGCACGAGGGGTCAACCATCACGCATCGGATATCGCAATACTTGATCCAAGGATGCGAAACAAGGTCGTCATCGAGAACAGTCTTGAACTCGTCTGACTCCGGCGTCTCGCGCTGCTGCGGGCCCGACGGCATATCAATCGTCAGGGGATCGTCGATGCGAACGTAACGCTTCGTTTTCTTGGTGTACTCGACGTATCCCCACTTGGCGATACACGTCCCTAAGAGGCCCATCTGATCCAGCATGCGCTCTGTTTCTTCTTCGAACTTCATGTCCCAAAGCTGTTCGGAGAATATCGCAGTCTTGACCTTTACTGTGTCGTCATCTGTGTTAGGGAGGGGACGCAGAAGGAACGGAGGATCTTCGTAGAAAATTCCGCCCATGATCTTGGGGACGATGGAACTAAGATGGTTGCTGACCGTGAACTTGGGAACGTTGGCCTGGGCCACGTTGCCACCATCGAAGGCACTGGCTGACGCCGGTGACTGATAGATCACGTCCGAGAGAGTCCAGCCTGATGCCCACTGGTTCACGTTGATATACGTGGCGCAGGTATTGGCGTCATCAAGAACGAGTTTCAAGGCCGCTGCATCCTTGAACAACATCGTTCCTGTATCTTCGTCCCTCTTCATGTCCTCTGTGTGGATTTCGCCGACAGGGTTCAACACCCGCTCTTGGAGGGTTGCGCGTGCTGCGTTCAGTTGCTCTTCGTTATACACTACGCTTTCCCCCTATTGAGCCTGATCCCCGGAATGTTGAACGGGGTGTTTCGTGATTCTTTCTGTTCGGCTGTTTGAACTGCGGACCACGCGAGGCTCGATGCGCTCTGGCCGCCGCCGCCGAAAATTGCGTTCTTCATGTGTTCCCGCATAGCTTTATCTTGCGCTGCCTTCATCTGGGCCGCCATCTCGGGGCTTGGGAGGGTCGTCGGAAGGAACTGATGCAGGTACCCAATCGCATCCGGGATGTCGTCCTTGCGAGCTTTCGTGCTCTTCTCGCCCTTGTATTGTACGAACTGTTTGAAGGTCTCTTCGATCCAGTCGCCGCCAACGAAATACAGAAGATCATCGTTCAGCAAAATCTCAAGCTGTTTGATGCGATTCTTCTTGGCGCCCTTGGATTGATCTGGCTTCATCATGAGGGGTTGAAACGAATACTCATGAACCATGCAGCGATACGCGATCTCCCTTTTCAGGATGTCGCCCCCTGTAATCTCTTCCAGCATAACTTTCTTGGGGTTCCATTTCTTCGCGAACATCACGATCTGGAAAGCCAGTTCGGAATACTTCCACTTCCCGAACTTCACCTCAAGAATAATGAAGCCCCACTTACCGTCGGTCGGGCGCTTGTAGGTTCGGCCCGCAACCAGCACAGACCAATCGCTCCACTTGTTGTCCGAGTAGGCCCAGTCGCCGGTGACGAAGATGTCGCCTTCCGCGCGTGGATCAACCCGATACAGGCCTGAGTACTCGTGCTTCCTCAACACGTCTATGTCAAACGTGATCCTGAAAGGGTCTACAACTTCAGCATCGGTTGGGTCGTTCAGCTTCTGGTTTCGGAACTGGCGCTCTTCATCCTCGGTCGTCCCGAGTTCGGCCTTCAATTCGTTGAAGCCTTCGCCGATCTTCTCGGGGAACAGAAGATCAACCATGTCCTCTTTAAGGTCATGGATGTTGACTTTCTCGAAGCCAACTTTGACTGTCCAAACGCCCTTGCAATAGTATTTCAGAGGATTGGTTTCGGTAGCGGCGCCAATCAAAGTGCCGTAGTAATCTGGAACCTTACCGCTGAAGTAGCGGGTTCCAACAATGTCTGTGAATCCGTGACCACCCACAATGAACTTCGAAGAATCGATCTTGGTCTTGAGGGATTTGCGCGCGTCCTCGTTTTCCGAGTTCGAGTTGGTCACAACGTCGTCCATCTTACGGATATCGGCGTGCTTACCTGAAATACCTTGCTTGGTCGAGCGGACCCAGAGAGACGCGTCCTTCTGGTGATTGATCGCCGCTGGACACCACATGTCTTCGTTCGACGTACCCTTGACGCCGGTCAGAATGTATTCTGGGAACAGGAGATGAAAATCCGTAGGATCTTCATTGCCCTGAAGGTTGAACCGTTTCTTAACCTCACCCAAGAAGTCGTCGGCCAATTCTTCCGTACCTGACAGAATCGAGATCATGCAATCTGGCGCATTCAAGAACCACTGTACGCAATCCGCGCAATTGATAACCGTCTTGTAGAAACCGCGAGGAAACAGAAGCAGCATGCGCTTCTCGCGAGGAAAACGGTGAATCGCTTCACGCATATCCTCAAGCGTATAGCCTTCGTAATACACCCCATCAAAATCTTTCTTCACGAACATGTCGCAGACAGGCCCGTGCACCCTTTGAATCAGGGAGCGAAGCCGCAACAGTTCATAGCAAAGCCAGAACAAGTCCTTGCGTGCCTTGTCGCGGAGTTCAAGCCACTCGTCAAAAGTGATGCGTCGGCCCAGTATCTTGGCCGAGCAGGGCTTCAGTACGCGCTTCTTTTTCTTTTTCTTGTCTTCCTCTTCCTCGTCGCGCTCCTGCTTAATGCCGAGAAAGATCATCGCCAACTGCGTGCACGAGCGAACTTCGGACCTGTATCGATAGCGGATCTCAGGCTGTCCGTCCTTGAGCAGCACCCGTTCATCGTCCATGGATGCGGCACGCGCGAGTACGTCCTGCACATCCTCCGCGGGCTCAAGTTCAACTTTTTCCGTCAATGCACGAGTCGCCTTCTTGATGGACCACGCTTTCTTGTTCCATTCCTTCTTCTGCTCAGGTGTATACGCCATATCCTTTCTCCATTGATTGTGCTGCAACATCTATTGTACTGCGGTGGCGCGTGCTGCAACTACTGAGGGTACTGTTTCTCGGCGTCTTGATAAGCCTTTACGTTGTCCTGATTGTTCTTGATTCCTTCTGCGGCATCCTCGCCCGAACTCTTAGCAGCGGGTGCGGGTGCGGCAGGCGCGGTGAAGTTTGGCTTGCGTGCCATCTTATACGATGCGTTGGCATGCTGGCCTGAAGGCTTGGGCGAAGGAAACTTAGCGTTGGCTTCCTTCAACGTGTGCTTAGCCCCTTCTAATGCCTGTGTGATTCCTGATGCTGCTCCCATGTGAACTCCTAGAAAAATTGAGGCTGTGTTTCCCGTCGAGGGGAATGAACACCTTCGCTGCTTAACCGGCCTCTGCGGTATCGCGCTTCGGGGAACAATGTTATTGAACGATGTTGATGGAGACAAACACGGATGGGTCGTCATAAGAATACATGACATACCCGTCATCTACGACAAGCACATAAACGTCGCTACCGAAAACCCACTCCGGCCAAACGTCGCATCCGAACCAAAAACCGTCGAAGAATACTTCTCTGCGCCCGCCTCTGTCGCGCACGCCTCTATCCTGATCAATGCGCCCGTGACGATCCCGATTGAAGTGACCATCGCCACCGCGGCTATGTTGCTCACCGCCGCGACTGTGTTGCTCGCCACCGCTACCGCGCGAACCGCCACCGTGACTCCCGCTACGACTGCCACCGTGACCGTGTTGCACCATTGCTGTAGGTGCTACGAGAAGTACTGCTGCCAGAACAAATCCAATGAGGGATTTCATTGTTTCTCCTGTGCAATCTAGAACTTATTTTCCGGGTACTTCCTGCGAAGGTAGTAGAACCCCACGCCCGCAATCCACATGGGATAGACAGTAAGTTTCAAGGCGTCCAGAACGTCGTCCCCTTGGAGCATGTCGCCGATTGACGAAACCCCATCATCGCCGATCATCCAATCATCGAGGAAACGCAGTTTCGTATTCGCATCCGCGCACTTGTGAATGTAATCCTTGCGTTCCTGGGCCTTGGACTTCTGCTTCATATTAAGCGGCTCAACCACGGGTTTCGGGGCCATACGCTCTTGACAAGCGTACATGCTGACGGGCATCTGCCCGCCATTTCTCCAAATTACCGTTTCGTTCATCATCGCGCCAGCCAACATCACTAGCGTAGGGATGAGCAGAATGGGCCAACCCAAAAACGTGAACAACTTCTTGATACTCATTGAAATTCCTTTACTGAGGATTTGGTGATGCGGGCACCGTGGGCACGGCAGCCGGTGCCGTGGGTGTAACTGGGTTCTGACTGAACGACTGGGCCGCGGTCGCAATTTTGTTGGCAGAATACGGGCCGATAACAAAAGCCGTTATGCCGTCGAGTGCGGGAAGGCCGTGTGTCAGGATTAGGATTCTGCTCACCCAAACAATCGCAGCAATACCGAAAACCGCGGTCATGACGTGGCCCAAAGAAATGACGCCCTTGGAGTCCCCGAACATCTCCCGAGAAATCTTCTTGACGCCAGCTGCGTTCATTGTTACTTCCCGTGCTTGAATTTACCCATCGTCGCGGCAAAGTTCGCCATGTGTGCGATGTGGGGGTTCGAACTACCCTTCGCGGCCTCGATCTTTTCCTTGGGGATAGTTGCGTCCTCAGAGATACCGAGCGCGCGATGGAGCCCGCCATGTCGAAGTCCATGGATAGCCCTGTAAAGTGAGACGTTATGTTTCTTTTCAGCCATTTGCTTCGCTCCTAAATTCCGAAACTTTAGATAACCACACATCGAACTCGCTCGTGGTCATGTCTGACCTAGCCTTATTACAACGCTTGGCGTCCATCTTATTCTCCTAAACAGAATCGACTGGGGCGTGGTTTAGGCACGCCCGCAATCTGCGCCCCGGTAATGAGCCGAGGAATGACTATGAACTTTGAACCTTTGCATCGGCCTTGATCTTTGCGGCTGCCAACACGGCATCGGCAAGCAACAAAGCAGCCGCCAGCTTAGCGTCAGCCAAGACTTCGGCTTTCAGCTTCTCCGGCATCGCCTTCAGCTTGAAATGCCCTATAAGGGCGGCAATCAAACCGACCAGAGCCGTGATGAATGCAAGGATCGCAATGGTGAGTTGTAAATGCTCTCCCATGTTACCACCTCTATTTACATTCCTGCGGGGCCTGCGCCTGCTGCCGGGCCCGCACCAGCTGCGGGTGCTGCGCCTGCTGCTTGCGCTTCCGGCAAACCCGACTGACCTGCGTCGGCCTCGGCTTCGCCCGGGTTGGGTGTACCAAGATTGTCCTGCATACTGTCATGAACCGAATCCAGACCAGCCCCGGCGTGCTTCACGTCGTGCTCGGGTCCGTCTTCGTGAATGTGATGGATCGTGTGCGAGCCATCTGTGTGGTGCTCGATATGCGTGGACTTGAAACCGTGTCCCGCATGAGCCTTCTTTTTCTTTGCGTGCTCTTTTTCTGCCATTTTACCCTCGTAAAAAGTTGTTATTTAACTCCGGGCGAAATAGCCCCTGACGCGTCTTCTGGATGAGACGGCGTTCCACGCCCGCCCCCGCCACCACCGCCACCACCTGAACCGTCTCCCTTACCGCCTGATCCACCCGCCCCCGGCCCGTCGCCGCTCTTAACGTCCGCGCTCTTCGCGTCTGACGCTCCGCTTGTCGCGCCGGAATTGATGGTGATGTTTATAGGAGCTGCGCCCTTCGGCTCTTTACCCTTACCGCCCTTGCCGGATTTGGAACCTGTTGACGTTTCCGTACTCGAACTTCCCGAAATGGTTATTGTCGTGGTGCCGCCCGTTGCCGCCCCACCTGTTGATGTCGATGCGCCGCCAGTTGCCGCGCCGCCTGTTCCTGCGCCGCCAATTCCGCTTCCTACGCCGCCTGTAGATGCCCCACCGGGACTTGATCCGCCTGTCTCTGTGGATGTGTGAGTCGGTGAGTTCCCTGTTCCTGCATCTTTATCTTCTCCTGTTGCGGGGGCTCCACCGGCCAACGATGCTACTTTATCGTGGATGCCCGGCGAAACTTTCTCTTCCAAGGCTTCGGGATCTTTACCCTCGTCCTTCAAACCCTTCTCCATCTTCTCGGGATCGAGATGATCCTGTAAACTGTCGTGAATGCCATCGAGATTGCCGACAGCGTGCTCGACATCATGATCTGGGCCGCCCTCATGCTCGTGTTTTATGGCAGCACTCCCGTCATCAAAATGAGTAATGTGAGTCGATTTGAAGCCGTGACCCGCGTGGGCTTGTAGTTTTTCCGCCATCTAAATCTCCGTGTTTCTTTAAATACAGAATTGACTTCTCTAAAATATCGATGCTGTCGTGAGCGCCACCCAAAACCCAATTACAAAGTCTACAAAGCAACTCACGGTTCTTTCCTGTCTTATGGTCGTGATCCACATACGGGCTCTTTAGAAGAAGGGAGCATATAGCACATCTGCCGCCTTGTGCCCTAAGCATCTTGTCAAAATCTTCTTGAGAAATTCCATATTTTCTAAGTCTATGTCTTGCTGCGGTCTTCGCCGGATTTAGATGGTATTTTCTCCTGTTGCGAGCATTCACTTTCTCTTTATTACGACGCTCGTAACTTCGACGGAGTTCCGCTGCTTTCTCGGGGTGATTCAAACGCCATCGACGACTGGCGGCCCTACGCGATTCAAGATTCTTTTCTTTTTGCATTGTCCTGTTCTCTCCACTATAGAGATGACGGGGAGTGATAGTGGCACTCCCCATCTTATGTAGCTACAAAATTTGCGGCACTCGTGTCGGATGCTCTTCTGCACCCACTTGAGGTAGGGCTTAGGAAGACGGCGGTAGCCGTCCCGGCATCATTTCCGGGGTGCGCTGGCATGCCGCGAGGAGCCAGTTCTTCTCCTACACGAGCCCGTCTCGTTAAGCGTCCATGCCCCCACCGGGCTCCTGACTAGGAACGGCGCCGGGCGCGCCCATGCCATATGGCGCATCTGCAAATTGACCTGCTGGTTTCGCAGGCGTAAGTTTCGCAGGCGTAAGTTTCGCAGGCGTAAGTTTCGTGGGCTTCGCTGGCTTATTACCCTTGTCCTTGAACGACTTTATGGCGTCCGTGATTCCCGGACCCAGCCCTTCTTCCGATGCGTGTCCGTCTCCGAATGCCATATTAGCTCCTCGCCTTACGCGCCATCGCGTACGAGGCGTGTTTGTGTACGTGCTGAGGCAATCCCTTCTCGGGCACTGCCGCAAATTCGTGGAGTTGTTTGTGGCTCATCTTCTTGAGCCCGGCGTTCTTGGCCGACAACTCTTCTGGGTGATGCTCTGCGATGGCCATGGCCTCGCGCTGCGCTACGCTAACTGCTGGCATGTTACCCCCTCGCCTTCTTGCGCTTCTCTCTCGACGTATTTTCGAGGTGGTTCATAAGCGAGGTGTGAAGCAGGCCCACCGATTTCTCTACTCCATCTTGGCGCTCGCCGAATCGAATCATCTGGTCGCCCAATCTCACGTGACCGGCCTTCAGGTCACTTAGTACAACGTCTTGACTATCCAAAGAATGCTGAAGCGTGGGGATGCAATTTGTGTCCAACTTGTCGATTGTTGAACTAATGTGAACAACCTTACGGACTACAGGCGCAACCAACTTCTGATACAGAAAGGTGATCACCGAAACAAACGCCATCGCGGCGCCGGTTATTTTTCCCCAAAATAGAAACTGATGAATCAAGTTGTGTTGGATCATGGTGATGTTGAGAAAGGGAGGACTTGCGCCCTCCCTCACTCGGATCGTAGACCGAGGCCGTCACATGTGTGGCGCGCTCTCGAATGTCGTGCGATTTGATTAGTTGGTGATTGCGAAGTTGTACAGATTCGCGGTGTTGCCGACGACTGACGTACCGAACGTCACGCCCAATACGAGACCAAACACCGGTTCAACCTGGAACGGCAGAAGAACAGGATTGATGCCTGGGTATGAGTTGCTGGTTGACGGCAGGAGCCCGGCCAGCGTGCTGGTCAGAGCTGCGCCTGCGGTGCTGATGGTGTTGTCGATCAAGAACGTCTGGGTACCCTGAATCAAAGCCGACAGAGAATCACCCGTAATCTTGACGTTCATATCGAACGGATAAAATACACCGTCAGATGCTTCAGCCGCATATGCGCCAGATGCTGCGATGGTTGTGTAGACCGGAGCTGCCACAGTGCCGGTGTTAGCCCGCAAAGTGAAAGTCACAGTCGAAGAACCGCCGCCGACGCCCACTGCGAAGTTACCCGTTGCAAGAACGTTAAACGACTGACCGTTCAAACGATTCGAGCCCGGAACCAAAAGCTGACCTGCCGCGGATGTAGCCGAAGGGGTCAAGTTGCTCACCCCAATCGAAGGACCGGGAAGGTTCGGGAAATACTTAATTGCGGTACCTGTTCCGCCAACAGTGGACGGACTGGAACCATTGATACTGTACTGCGTAAGTGCTTGAGACATGTTGTTTCCTCTTTTTTTATATACCTTGAATGCAACGGATCACGCTGCAACAAAGCTTTAGTAAAGAGCGACACGCATGTACGCGCCACTCCATGTCCAGCGGTCGTTTGCTGGATCAAAATTAGCCGGGGTTTTGCCTCACGGCTGAGCACCCCGCGCGCTCCTCGTCTCGGGAGGCCCAAGGGCCGCGAGATAAGTCCAGACCCTTCCGATTCAAACGGTTCAGGCTGGAAAGAGATTAAACGTACGAGACAGTTACTACAACAGGACTTGCCGGGCTAACTGTACCAGCCGTGCCACCCTGCGTAACGCAAGCCGCGCTCAACGCGGTGTTGAAAGTGACGCCAACGACTGCGCCTGTGAAATATTCGTGGGTCACGACCGAGCCGCCTGGGGCGTAGATGATTTCATCCGGCGGTGTGGCGCCCAAGGTTACGCTGAGGTTGCTCAAGTTGAACAACTTGACGTACGAGGGCGCGCTGATGTTCTGGCTGTTGTCCACCTTCACGAAAAGCAAAAGGGCGGAAGACGACTTGATGCCATCGACCGAATTTCCCATCGCGGAGTCTTGGAAGAGGTACTGATTAGTCGGCGTGCCTACGTCGATTTGGGTTATACTCACTGCGTTCTCCTTAGATCTTATAAAGCTGTTCAACGTATTCCGGGGCGTCGTAAGGACAAACCACGGAAGCATTCTGTTTAACAATCGCGCAATCCTGACAACCTTCCCAACCCGTCGCGGATGGGCGACAATGCGCCCGACATCGATAACCACACTGGGGTCGAAATATTATGCGACGATTCGTACTATCTTGGGGTAGTATGCCCTGGGCGGCAAGGACACCGCCAACCCATCTATCCTCAATAGGATCTCCGTCCCACGTGGCTCGTGCTACAAACTCTGCCGCACGATGACTCAGCGTGTAACCGAATCCACTGCAATACAAACCGTTAGAGTGCCCAACATAATCCCCCAACTCTTTAAGGAGATTGTGCGGCCTGACCAAAGTATCGTCGTCAGTCTTCAAAATGAAATCGTAGTCCCGCTCCGCGGCCCACGCGAACATGGCCTGAACCTTGAGGGGAAGAAATCGGTACTCGTCAGACACCGGCAACTGTACAATGTCCGGGGAGCCGGAGAATGCGCCATCACCCCAAAAGAACTTGACGTCGATCCCTGCGGCTTCCGCGTCTGGAACCCATGTGCAGCGCTGAGCGTTGGCGCGCTCGATGAACTTGTGGCATGTGGTCACGCCGATAAGGAATCT